GAAGGTTCGCATGGTACGTCCATTGATGGACTTGATGACGAAGTTCTTAAACTGAAGGACAGTCTTAGCGAGAGGACCATAAGCCTTTGCGTCCATGTTGGACAGCTTATGAGGACGTAGTAACGTTTCGTCAGCGATGGTATCACCCATACGCCATAGGTCCATAGCCCTTGGGTCCTGACTGAACGCCTTCTTATCCTTGATGGTGTACTTCCCGTCTGGACCACGAGTCACTGACTCACGGATGAGGGACTTAATGCCCTTCCACTGCTCGTCAGAGATACCAGCGGTCTTAAGCCAGCGGTCATCGAACTTACGCTTACTACCAGTCAGGCTATGCTCCACGATGTCAGACAGGAAGCCTTGACGTCCAGCATCTAACAGGTAGTTGGTCGTACCGTTGAGGACTTTAGTGAACGGAGAGCGTACTGCAAGTTCGCCAGTGTAATACTTGGCAGTCCCCAGAGCTGTAGCTGTACCACGACCGAGGTCACTGTAAGATCGCAGACGGTCAATGACATCCTGTTTAGACGGACGGATTGAGTCATCCAGTTCCTTACCGAAGATAACATTGTGCAGGTCCTTAATCTCTGAGGCCCCAACCTTCTTGTTACGGAAGGCTAGGTCACGGAAAATTGGGACTCCATGCAGCATTGCACGAACGTTGCCACGAGCCAGCATACCACCAATCTCCGTTAAGTTCTGAACACCCATGTAGGCATTCTTAGCGAAGAACGATAGGTCTGTCATTGTGCGCATCACGGTAGCGAAGGCTGCATCATCAGCACCATCACGTCGAGCACGACCAGTTAGAATCTTCAAGGTGTCACGTAAGGTAGATACTTCACCTTTCAACTTACCGTCATCCCCAGCCTTGTTCATCATGGTCTCAACCAAGTCCTTCATGTCCTTCGTGGTCTTGCCTGTACCAGCCATGATAGCAATATCGCCATTAACTCGACGGTTGTAGGCCGGGACAATCTTGTCCATGTCCCACTCACGCAGGTTGTTGACACTGAAGGTCTGACCGTTAGGTAGGACGATTGACATATCGCTATCGAACAGGTTACGAGCCTCAAGGAAGCTGTTGTTCTCCAGACCCACCAGACCATTGATGTTCTCTTCCATTACGGATGAACGCTCGAACTGCTCGGTGTGAGAGATACCATAAGCCTTATCGTTGGCGTACTTATCGACCGCAGCCGCAAGTCCTTCTGGAGTCAACGTAGGGTCAGCCTCTAAGAGTGCCTCGTCCACACGTTTCTTGACCTCAGGTCGAGACGCATAGCTGGTCAACCATGACTTCTTGATGGCCTCCTGTAGTGCCTCTGGACTCCCAAGCTCCTTGATGTACAGCTCCTTCATCTGGTTGCTATACACATGCGGGACGTAGGTTCCCTTGAAGCGGCTGCCCGGAAAGATAGACTGAGCGTCTGGACGACCAAACATCGCCGGGTTCTCCATCATCTCACGCTTGGCGTCAAACTGGTTCTTCAGCAGGTCATAGACTTTCAGTTCTCCCGGAGTCAGTTCAGCCTTCAGGTTTCCGCTACCATCTTCGATAGCCATAGACACACGCTGGTAGATGTCCTGACGGAATGCTCCAGAGTCTCGCCAGAATGCTGTCTGGAAGTACGGGTCCTTTAGGGCCTCAGTAACCGCATCGTCGATGTCATTGTAGAACCGATGGTCCACAGCACGAAGTCTCTCGAATACGTCAGACGCAGTGGTCCCGATTTTACCTGAGGCCCCAGACTGCATACCAGTCGGTGAACGCACTAAGTCAGCAGCTACTCCACGAATCTCAGGGTTCTCAGACCGAAGCAGCTTCAGGCCAATCTCAGTCAGACCACCAAGGTTCACACCAGCAGCGGCCCGTTCAGGCTCAATCACTTCGTCAAAGACCTTACGTGTCTTAGGGTTCAGAGGGTTCTCACCAATCAGGATTGAACCATCCTCCAGCCGCACACTACCAGGCTCATTCGGAACGTCGGCGAACTTAACGCCTTGATGACTAAAGGTCTGCTCACCTTCCTGAATAGGGAGACGAGACAGGTCCTGACCATCAATGTTACGAGCGGTCTCACGAGCTTCCAGACGTGTAGCTGGGCCAGCGAACTCATTAGTGTTGCGACCTAAGGCTCTGCCTAAACCATCAGCGATAGCAGTCATGCCTCCGCCGAAGAGAGCACCGCCAAGGATAGCCTCAGCCACATGAGCATCACCACCAGCCACTGAGGTACGGGCCATCTCTGATACACCAGCAAGTGCTCCAGATTGAGCAGCAACGGTGAACATCTTGTTGACCAGCTTGCCACCCTTACCAATCTGTCCAGCGATAGGAACGTAGGTCAGAGGATCCACACCAGCGCCAATCACACCAGCAGCTAACTGAGCACCAGTCCCAGCCTTGGCCTTCTCTTGGTCCAACTTCTGGTTCTCCAACGCCAAGTTGATCAGCTCTGTCAGATTCTGAGGAGAACCGCCAGTAATTACTCCGTAATACTGAGGCAGAACCCCAGCGTTACGAATCTGGTCAAGCTCTTCACGAGTCCACTTATGGTTGTTCCAGCGGGTAGGGTTGAACACATCGCCAATGACATCAAGTGAGTCCTCGGTCTGACCAGCGCGGATAGCCACGCCGACCATAGAGTTCTTCACTTCAGCTTCTGTAGCCGAGCCGAAACCGAACCACGTAGAGCGATCCTCTCGTTCCTGCATGGTCTCGCCAGTAGACTTATAGAACATCTCACCGAACGATTCGTTGGGAGCTTCAGGTGCTTGACCCTCAATGTTTAGACCAGCAGCGGTCGGAAGGTTCTCGCCCAGAGCTACTTTAGGTTTAGCCTTGAGTCCTTCCGTGAGTGCGTCAAATACGTTAGCGCTTACTGGTGGAGTCTTTGGGCTAATGCCATTGAGTGCTCGTGCGACTCCCTTCTGATAGACTTCAGGGTCGTACCGGGAGCCTGTCTCATGGAAGCTGATAGCTTGAGCCAGAGAAGACAGGGTGTCAGGGTCCGATAGGTCGAGACTCTGGGTAGCTGGAATACCAGTTGCAGCCACCACTGAGTCGATATAAGCCTTAGTGTCGTTCTCGTTAGGAGGTGCCCATCGGTTGATAATCTTCTCGATGGAGTCATAACCTCGGCGACCGTAGGACAGCAGGTTTTTACCTAAAGCTCGGACGCCAGACTCTGGACTATCGAAGGTGACAAATGCGCCATCATCTCCAGTCATTCCTTCCCATTGGTCCTTACTTACCCGGATGTTACCCGGATTGTTATTGCGAATACCACGAGTCGCCATTATGTTACTCCTTACCGATTAGTACGTTTGCGATACCCTCCAGTGAGACGTCATTGTACATCCCACCGCGCTTCTCGATGTTGGCCTCTCGGTCAGCTCGACGTTTATCACCAGCAGCTTTAGTCCTGACGATACGCGCTCGCTTGTTAGCGTCACGTTCTGCCTGAGCATATGCGGCATCCTGTGCCTTCTGCTGTTGTTCGCGGTAGAGTTTACCTACAAGTTCTTTATCGTAGCGAATACGAATAGTCCCTGTAGCGTCTTGGAGGAAGATAGAGCCGTTCTGTTCAACAACGGACAACTGAGAGTTCACTACCCAAGGGTTGGCCTTAATGAGCTGCTTACGAGCGGTGTCGATAATGTCTCGACCAACCTGCCACGACTCTGGGTTATCCCCGACCATAAGCTGGTGCTTGGACACCATGCCGATGGACTTGCCATCAGAACCTTCAGACTGGAACGTTACGGTGTTCTCATTCAGCCAGCGTTGAGTCTGCTGAGTTGCAGCGTCAGCGTTACCTGTACGATAGTACCATGAGTCCCAGACCTTACGAGCACTTGCGTCCAGAGACGTAGGAAGACGCGAAAGGTCCTTATTCCGAGAGTCGTTCTTCAACTCCTGCCACGCCTTGTCTGACTCCATGCGCATCTCACGGCTTTGACTTGCAGCTTGCTTATCAGCTTCAATCATCGTCTGAGGGTCCAGACCCATCTTGTCCATCTGGTCGAACGTAGAGAACAACTGAGCTTGGTCAGGATACAGAGCAGCAAAACTTGAAGGGTCCTGAGTGTAGGCACGACGAAGAGATTCGAAGCGTTGCATCTTGTCTGGGTCGTACTGCCCACGGATGACCGCAGCTTGCCACTCACCAGCAGCGTCCTGAGTCAGCGTCTGGAAGGCATTACGGAACGGACCATTGTTAGTGTCAGCCCTTAACAATGCCACCTTCTGTGCGTCTCTAGCAGCCTCAGGGATGTCCATCTGGTCAATCTGCTGTAGCTTGGCAGACGCATAGTTGTTCATGTCTGAACGCTTGAACTCTCCTGTAGCTTCAGAGACCGGAAGGTCCTCATAGTTGGTGGACACGTTGTCCCCAGCCAGACGTCGCTGATAAACTTGGTCAATGACCAGTTGCTTATTCTGGGTCTGGATTAACTTAGTGTTCTCCTTAGCCTGTTCAGCGGACTTACGCTTGACCGCTTCCAGTAAGCTGGCTTCGGCATTAATAAGCATCTGACGCTGAGGCGTTAGTTCTTCACCCGGCTGAAGCAGGTTGTTCTGCTCCTTGAGTTTCTGAATCTGGGCCAGACCGATGGTTGGGTCATCCTGAAGAATCGCAGACTGAACGCCTAACGACAAGTCTTCCTGATACTTAGCCACCAGTTTATACTCAGTACCTTGGGCCTCAACCATAGCAGCATTGAAGACGTCAGGTCCTACAATCTCTTCGATGGTAGCGTCAACACCGTTAAGGGCGATTCGCTCGCCTCGTACTTGCTGTAGGAAGTTTGAGCCGCCTGACTTCTGGATTGCGTCACGGACCGTCTGGGTAATGACCTCCCGCGCTCGCTGGTCCGAGGGGATAGCAGCAGTAGTCAGTCCATCACGAAGGTAGGCCATGAATGTCTTGCCAGACTCAGGTGAACGCATCAGGTCGCCATCGTTCAGGAATGAGTTCATCTCAATACGAGTGTTCAACATTGCTGTCTCTTCAGACTGCTTGCTGAAATACTTATTGAAAGACCCATAGATAGCGATGTTGCGGTCTGTGATGTTATCGTTGAACCCACGCTGGAAGAACTCGTCTGTAGGGTTAATACCCGCCTCTTCAGCATAGGACTTAGCGGCGTCCTGAAGTCGCTGGTGGCGATACTCTTCCATGTCCTGACGTGTACGGAACTCACCGTTCTGAATCTTAACGTTAATCTCGTCGTCTACAGCAAAGGCAGCATTACGACCAGTCTTGACTCGAAGTGCTTCCATAGCGTAAGGGTCATCCTGATACAGCAATGTGCCGTTCTGGATAGCCTCACGTCTTTGCTGAGGTGTCAGTTTACGGATAATCTCGTTAGACCGCTCGTCAGCTCTGGTCTTCTCCTCGTCCTTGAACTGCTTGTACAATCCAGTCCCAGACTCAACGAAGTTGGTTAACGCACGAGCCAGACCGGAGTCCCCAGTCGGAGCCTGAACGTTGGCTGCTTGATAGTTGACGGCGATAGTTTTACCCGGCGCTCTGCCGCGACCCATAGTCCGATTAGCCAGAGCTGATTCAATATTACTAGCCATTAGTCCTCCTCTTAGCTATGACCTGTAGGTGTGCCTTTAGCAGCACTAATTGGTGCAGCATCACCAGAGCTTGACGCTCCAGAGATTGACTTACCAGCGGCGTAACCTTGCATCCCGGCGTTAGCAACATTAAGTGCATGGGCCAGTGGACTGGTCTTGATGATTTTACCTTGACCACGGATAGCAGACTTGGTGTTCTCAATGTTGGCGATACGGTTCCCGAAGATAGCCGCATAGTCGCGGTTGTAACTTTCGGTAATCCCTGCTCGCTCCTTGACTGTATCTCCTTCGACCTGACGTTCAATCCTGTCCATAGAGTTACCTTCCAAACCAGACTCAGCTACCGCAGCTCTGACCATACCCTGATTTCGTATACCGTTGAGCGTGGTCTCTGTCAGTTCAGCCATCTGCTGCTCCTTCAGGTCTCGCTCCTGCATCTTCAGGTTGGCGTCAGAGTAGTTCATCTGCTTAACCATTTCCTGAGCCTGTCGGTTCTGAGCGTCAATTGCTGCACCTTCGGCCTTGGCCTGCTGGGATGCGGACATAGTGGCCCCGGCTACAGCCATGATACCCATGCCGATACTTACGGGTTCACACATACGTCCTCCTTAGAGATAGTGAATAATTGAAAACGCTCACCAGTTACCGGGCTGATAGTCCAATCATCATGGAACTTAGCCCCAAGCAACTTCAAGAATTTAATGTGAGACTTATTGCCTGACCACACGTAGTTCCAGATGGTCCCGTATTGGTCTAACATTAAGTCCCTGTACTCAGAGATACGCTTTATGAACTCTCGCTTCTCTTTAGGTCTCAGCTTATAGACCAGACCGGAAGTCAAGAACCATACGTTATCCCCTTGGTTTCCACCATAGGCAAACACTTCGCCTACACCGTTCGTTAAAACCACAGATGACGGAGATAGGTGCTTAAGCAGTCTTTCAGAGAGACCAACGGTTGACCCATAGTTTGCTTTGCACTCATTAACATCATCTGCTGAAAGATGCCACAGAAAGTAGTGGACATCCGGTTCCGTAGCCTTGCGAATATACATAAAGTCTCCTTATAACCTTAAGGGCCTATAGTCCCTATAGTGATAGTTAAGGTAAATCTATAGGCCCTTCAATAAGTTAGACTGAACGAGCTTTCTTAGCGTATGATGCCTCCCAGCCACACCCAACGATGGACACTGGGGTAGGATAGTCGGACTCTAAGGTTAGACTCGTGGTTAATGCGTTACCATTCATAGCGAAGCGATACTGCCCGTCACCAATGTTAGTAGTCCCTATGGTTTGCTGACCAAGGGTGTACCCATTAAAGGTGTTAACGAACTCTCGCTCACCGTTTCTGACAATGAGTCTCAGAGCGCCAGTGTCCTTGTAGTTGACCCAGGCCCGACGAAGCTGTAGACGACCAGTGTCTTCAGACTGAGTGCCCCTATCATCTTCAATCTTAATCAGGAACCGTGAGAACTTGTAGGACATCAGATAGGGCCGTCCGATGAACACTGTACGTCCTGACCAATCGCCGTTGAGGGTAATCACAGTAGAGATACTGGTCAAGTCCCCAAGGTCCACATAAGCACCCTGACTGTCAATCAGATAGTACCGACCGGGAGACGGAGCGTTGCCACCATAAGCAGCACCAATGTCAACCGTAGTCTTATAGGTGTCAGCATTATATGAGCCAATTGGAATTACCATAGACACCTTGGAGTCAATGTGTAGTCTATATGGCTCTGACGGGAAGTCAGTTGCCTCCTTGATGAACTTAAGGTGCTCAATGTCTACCCCTCCTTGATGCTGACGAACGATGAACATGGTAGAGCCAATAGAAGCAGACGCCAGAATCTTATCATCTTTAGGGAACTCCCAGTGTGACCAAGAGGCTTGAAGCTGTACGCCGTCCTTAAACAAGAACTTGTAGATGTAGATACGGTTGTATGCACCTGTAGAGTTGACGCAGATGTAGTTCTCAGTCCCTGTACCTTGAATATCAAACACCCCGTTAGGGATGTAGGACAATACGTGACCGGTTGTATCATCAGCATCCTTCACATCAGACACATCAGCTACAGCGAAGTATCGCTTAATGCTGGTGAATGACCCACGAGGAGCTGAGAAGAAGACTGAGCGTCCTACAGCGAACGGTCTGGCATTGTCGCCTAAGGCAAACTCTGAGCCTACATCAAGCTGGATAGACTTCGAGGTAAGGACCCCAGAGCTTGTCATCACGAACTGAACCTCATCCGACCAAAGTAGTAGCTGCTCGCTAAACGGAACGGCATACTTAAGGATTGAGATTCGAGGGTGACTTACAGCTACATCAATAGGGTCATCATCACTCAGTGTCGCCACACTCTTAGGGAAGAACGAAAAGTAGCTGGCTGAACGGCTCATGATTACGTTCTCACCCGACAAGAACCCAAGTCTGTTCCTGTAGAAGAACACATCATTAATCGCAGCATCCACGAAGCTAGGCATAGGGTTTGTGTCATCGTTACCAGAACCACGCTTGGACCAATCCAGAGTCTTGAACTCAAAGGAGCCGTCAGACTGTCTTACCAGAGCATGTGGCATTGTGGTGACATCGAACCCAGTGACAACTCCCGGCTCCACTGTCTCCTTCCACGTCTTAGTGTTGGAGTCATACATCACGTAGTATTCATCGGCGCTACTGTTTGTCTCACCTTGAATCTTAATGATATACCCATTAGGAGCGGCAAGAGGTAGTTTAGAGATTGTCTGCACAGTGTCTAGGACTGGGCTTATTAGCTGGTTAGCGTAGCCATCCTCCGTCTCCACTGAGTTAATATCGGTCCCTGAAGGAGCTGTGATTAGCAGGAATCCAGACCCAAGGTCAAACGTGAAGGTAGGGTAGGCAGTAACAAGAAGGTCTCTCAGAGCTGCACCAATGGCTTGAGCGTCCACCTTAGGCGGGTCATTCTCGGCATCATTACCTGCTGGTAGCTTATGCGAGACCTTAACGCCACCGTTGATTCCCACCTTAAGGGTTCGACCATACTGTCCACCACGCAGGTTAATTAAAGCTCGTGCTTTGCGGTTATAACCAGAGTGTGACTTCTCGCTTCCACCTTTGACGACAACCTTACGGTTAACGACGAACGTATAGTCTGCCACGGTAACGACACGGATGTCATCTCGTGGGTTGGAGGACTTAACGTAGTCTACCGCACCTGACACTGAGTATTGATTACCACTCAAGTCAACTACCTGAATGTTGGACCCATTGAACACGATGTAATACTGCTCATGCTCGTCACGGTTAATCAGGTGGAACTTAGGGTTGCTCCCAACGTCGATGTTAAGACGTCGCTTGAAGACTGTAGGTGGGCGCTTCTGGAGGCCATCACTCTCGGATGACCAGCAGTTAACCTGTGCCTCGCCTTGGTCTGAGAACCTCAGTATATCAGGCTGTTGGCTAATGCCACCTTTAAGGTTCTTGATTGATTGAGTAATTAGTGGCATAGGCCCTCCTTAAATTATACTCATTAGGACGTATCCTTCAGCGATGTCACCAACGTCAGCAATGTGGACAACCTTACGCGCTACCTGTTGTCCAGTATACCCGTTGTCCCACTCATTCAGGATAAGCCAATCTCCAACCTTAAAGTCCCGGTCGTTAAGTCTCAGCTCTGCTGTCTTTAGACCTAGCTGTACCGGACCAAAGTGCTGGCGGCGAATCTTCAGGTTGTGACTAGACATTAGTCTCTCCCGATGTCAGACATCATGTTGTAGCGACCAGTATCCATCTCGTATTCCATGACCTGCTGATAGAGTTCTGCTTCCTGCTCACGAAGGTACAGTTCAGACTCTGGGCTACCGAAGAACTTAGCGTTGAACTCACGGCTAGCTTTAGTGACGATGTAGTCCCTGAAGACCACAGGCATCTCGGAGAATGGCTTCATCTCCACAAGCTCTACCGTGATAGGGTCGGTGAAAGTGGTCGACTGAGTGGACAGGTCGTACAGGTATCCACCCATGTTGCTGTAGTAGCTGGTGGCCCCAGCGGTCATTACACGAAGGTATGACGGCAAGAATCGAATCCTATTGTCTTGGACATCAGGTGTCAGGACAGCAGCTTCATTGATGTTAAAGTTCCAGCCTTTAGCTTGGACCTGACGATTGACACGATGCAGGATACGTTGGGCGTTCGAGACGTCAGCGTTCCCCTCGTCAAGCTGTAGGACTGCCGGTTCACCGATAGCAGCTAACATATCGTTGATAGCGTCTAAGTCATCGTTAGCATTCAGTGGAATGTATTGAGCCATACTCCCTCCTATCTGTCGTAAGGACTGCATGGTCCGGTTAATAATATAATCGCCCAGAAACTAACAAATAGTCCCAAGGCTGTAAGTAAGTAAAACATAATCATCCTCACTTTAAGCAAAAAAACCCCTCAGGCACCCGAAGGCACCCAAGGGGTTTCAATTAGTTGTTGGTCTCAGCCAGTTTAGCGGCCCTGTTCGCAGCACGAGTACGCGCAGCTTTCTGTTGAGGAGTTAGAGTCTCCTCTTCAGGTGCAGCCGCTACTGTAGCGACGTTAGGTTGGCTAAAGGTGCTACGCCGCTGGGCTGAAAACCAGTGCGCCAGCCGCTTCAGGACGCAGACCACCGTGACCCATAGCGTATTTACCAACAATCAGGTCGCCCTGAGCATCTACGTCACGGTCACGTTCCAGCGCCAAGTCACGCAGCTTCACAGTACCCACAGCAGAACGGTGAGAGAACAGACCAACAACGTTGTCCATAGCAACTTTAACGTCTCCAGTAGCAGCCGCCGGGAATGCGTGTTTCTGACCAGAAGAGATAGAGATACCATCTTCACCACGAGTCTCACCAGCACCACCCTGTGCCAGATGAGGAACTTCAACAACAACGAAGCCCATCACGTTACGGATGTTACCAGTCTCTGGGTCAATCAGCGCAGCATAGTTAGCAGCGTTAGGCATCAGAGCCGCGAGGATTGCAGAGTAGTTGTCCGGCGTGGTGTAGAAGTAACGGTCGCCAGCAGGAACGTAGTTGGAGGTCAGCTTCGCACGAGCAATGGTCAGTTGACCGATGATTGCTTCGCCCAGTTTAGCCGGGGTGTCGAGGTCAGCTTTCTTACCAACTTGCAGGACGGACGCAGTACCCAGACCAGCGATGTTCTCGTTGGATGCAGCCGGGAGGTTGCACAGGATAGCCATTTCAGCTAAAACCGCACCATCGGCAGCGATAGCCAGAGCTTCACCTAGCTGGTTGGAATACTCGCCAGCCACGTCATAGTGGTTCATCGCGTCTTCAATGTCGAAAATCATCACATCGGCAGTCAGCAGACCATCAATGGTAATCACTTTCTCGGTATGTTTAATACCTTTACGCTTATCGGACAGTCGCTCACCTGGAGCCAGATACACACCAGAGGTGCGACCCATGACCGGGAACTGAGCAGACTTACCGTTCTGAATGGTACGGACAATATGTTTGTCAGCGGTTACAGAGCGGCGAGTGAATGCGGTCAGGACTTCACCAGCAAAGACCTTCAGGAACAACGCCAGCGCGTCGGAACTGGATTCACCTTTACCTTGGTCTGTACCAATTTTCTGACCCGGAACGTTTGCCATATGATAATTCTCCTATTCAATTGAAAGATAAAGTGTATTACTTACTGTATGCCCAATCCGTATGGACTGAAGTAATAGGGAAACCTTGAGTCTATCTCTTGGTCTCCCTATAGTGATAGTTTAGTCCTACAGGCTTGAGGCGGCTACCTTAGCGCGAACTTCCATCGTGTACTTAGCGTCACGCAGGTATCGCGGGTCACTCATAGCCTTAATCATGTCAGCCTTGGAGCTGAATGCTTCGGTCTGAGGAGCCTTAGGTGCGACCACAGGTTTAGCCTGAGTGGTGATGGTACGCTGAGGTTTAACACCCACAGCTTTACCCAGAGTCTTGCCAGCCAGATTCAGCAGAGCTTTGGTAGTCGCAATGTCCTTACGAACGATAGCAGCTTCCAGTGCTTCACGAGTTGACGGGTCGTTGGCCTCAAGGTGTGACAGGATGCGATTAAACTGTTCAGCACCACCAGCGTAGCGAACCACACCAGCGGCATACTGTTCAGCCAGAGCTTCCTGACCACGGACAAACGAATCTACGAAGCGCTTGGTGTAACCTGCTTCCTGCAACTTAGCGTAGGATGCGTCAGACAGCTTACCGTCCTTGGCGTATTCAGCCTTGATAGCGGTAATTTCATCAGCAGTGACCTTGCCAGCTTCTACAGCAGAAGACACCATGTCGTCAAATGCAGCTTCGTTTTCATCCAGAGCGGTGACACTTTCGGTCAGATCTTTCGGTGCATCACCCAGTTCGATGAACTCAGGCTGCTCACCATCGTCCTCCGACTCTTCGTCATCGGACTCGTTGTCTTCATCACCCCCAGTCTCTTCGACGTTCTCGTCTTCTTCGGTCGCCTCTTCGTTTTCGGCTTCCAGTTGCTTGAAGGTAATAGCGTCATCGCCATCACGAACAGCTACGTCCTGTTCAAGCATAGACTTCTGGTGTTCGTTCAGGTCCTCAACGGAACCAGTGATTGCATTAGAGCTAACGCCGAACTCGGCATAAACTGATTGAGACATTAAGTCATTCTCCTTTAAGTCGTTAATAGGAAACACAACAACCTGCCCTCCCGTTACGGCTGGCTATGCGTTCACTCACTCAAGTTGTGTTGTTCCTATAGTGATAGTTTAGGCTTGAGCCATGTCCTCACCAGCTCCCTGACCTACAGCAGCACCCATGTTAGCACCAGCAGCACTAGCACCTTGGACAACTGCCTGTTGAGACGACTGCTCAGCCATGCGCTGAATCTTCTCGTCTTGCGTCAGGAGTAGGCCAGCGGTGTCGATGCCCAGAGCGTTCAGGAGTCGTAGCTTAAGGGTCGGCAAGTTGATGTCCGGGTCCTGAGATAGCGGCTGAAGACCAGTCATCATGTTAACCGCCTGAGTTAGCTTCTCCAAGTCCTGACCACGACCTAACGCTTCCAGACCAGTGGAGACAGTAGGCTCTACCGCTTCTTTCGGAAGGTCAGGAATCATGCCAGCAGACTGAAGTTGGTTCATCAGCACACGGACGATAGGTAACTGAAGCTCTTGGGATTGTACTGAGTACACGCCACCTAAGGTCGCCTCCAGTTCGCCAGCAACATAACGAATCTCTTCAGCAGTGACTCGCTCGGCATTACGCTGAACAGCACTATTAAGAAGGAAGGCCCAGCCTAAACGTTGCTCGATAGCATCAGCCACCGACTTGGCAATCGTAAAGTCCTGACCCTTAGTCAGTTGCAGGAAGTTGATGTCCTCAACGCGACCGGCAACGAACTCACCTGTAGCCGCCTTGTTCAGACGACGAGGTTGCGTGATACCGTTCGGGTTAACGAGGCCCACCACCTTGGAGGCTACCTTAGCCATTTTGGTGATAGCTTCTGTAATCGTCTCCAGCGAGTTCAGGTCTCCCAGATACTCCTCGCAGTAAGAACGACCATAGTCTTCACCATCCAGTCGAACCATTCGTACCGGGATGTATGGACATGCAGTCAGTGGGTAGGAACCCTCGGTCCCTGCCACCTCAATGCCTTCCACTTCCTCATAACGTAGATACTCGTCGTCTTGACGGTAGATGTGCGTATATACTTCCAGCTCTGTGTCAGGCTCATAGTCGTCTGCGTTGAGTTGTGACTTAACGTCTTCCGGTAGAGCACTAAACGCTACCTTGTCGAGAGTCACAATCTGCAAGATATTACCGAAAGCATCACGTTGAACAACGTAGGACACTAAGCGGTACATTCGCATAGGACTGTAAGTACCCTGTTCAGGCTCTGGAATGTAAAGCAGACAGTTACCGGAGACGATAAGCTGCTTCAGAGCTTCGAACAATGGCACACGGAAACTGTTAGTCTCCATGTAGGCCATCAACACACGCTCGACCATAGCAAGCCCTTCGTCAACACGAGCAGCAGCCTCTGAGTCCTGACTCAAGGTCTTGGCCTCATATTCGGAGACTGTAAGTCGCATCCACGGTGACTGAGGGAATAATGCCAGCATCAGCTTTGCAGCCAAGTTGTTCAAACAGCGAGCACCTACAGCTTGCCACGGAGTTGTGTACTCAGTAGACGAGTTGTCGGACTCCTTAGGAAACAGTGACGGGATAGTGACAGCAGCACAGTTCTGAGCGCGTGTCTCATATGGCTGTCTACCGTTCTTCAGTCGGTCATAGACCGCTTTGGCTCCTTCAGCAGCGAACCCTTCACGTTCAGCCATTCGTCACCTCCTTAAATAGAAATACCGCCACCAGAGGTACGAGAGACCTGAAGGCTACGCTTACCGGAACGCTTCACTTTCTTCTCGTCAGATGCGGTTGTTTCAGTATCCACATCCTCCACTTTGTCGTTCGGTACTTCCACTGGTGCTGCTGGGGTCTGAGCCTCAACAACCTTAGGTGCGTCATCAGAGCCAAGACCAACGGTCCCTAGCGTACTTTTCACCACTTTCTTGAATGCCTTACTGATTGATTTACCCATGATTAATCTCCTTAGTTGTTACGATGTCTACCGACCCGGAAACATGCTTGACACGAGAATACCAGCCAAGACCCCAACGCTTGCACTCTTCGTCTATGATGTGCCTGACAGTCTCAAGAACCTTACGGGAGGACTGCGAGTCACGACGAATAGCGACGATTGAAAGGTCAAGACCGGGAGTCGGTCGGTGCCAAGATGCGGTAGCCAGCATGTAGAGATACGCTACTGGTTGACCTGAGACATCGTAGATTGTGTACTCTTCACCATCGAACTCGTCAGCCATACGGTAAGTATGAGCCTTGAAGTCCTCGAATGACTTGAAGTTAGACTGCCCGTCTTCCCAGAGGCGACAAGCGCACATGTGGCGACCTTCGCGTGAGTTGAGATATGGTAGCATTGTCTTACCCCATGTTGACGCCAGAGGCTCGCATAGCGCGGCTAACTGACGATTTATCTTTAGGTGCAGACTCCTTCTTGACCTTCAGGTCTTTGATACCTTTGGTCTCGTTGGTGTCAACATCCGATTCAGCCCCGATGTCAACTGACGCAACTTCCTCACTCAGAGGTGCTGGTTCAGGTGCTTGGACCGAAGGCTTCGGAGTGCTAATCTTTGGACTGAAACACATAGTCCCTCCTACAGTTAATCAAACTGAACGGTATCTTTCAGCTCACGACGCATAGCAATCGCAGAGTCGAGAGTGTCAGAACAATACTGGAGACCCTTGATGAACCCGGCAATGAACGCATCGCTGTAGCCTTGCTGCTTGAGGAGACTGATAGCTCCCATCTTCTCAGCATAGCTTGCGTTGAACAATACGTGCAGGAACTGGATGGCAGACTGGGAGATGTTAGGGACATCGAGTCTTTCTTCCTGTAACTGCTTAACAACGTTTTCAATAGCATTAAGAGCCATCTTGAATCTCCTCTTTAAGTTAAGACTAAAGTCTATCTTATAGTCATATCTTAGGTCCTAAAGTCCCTATAGTGATAGTTTAGTGTTTCACCTATGGATGACTGTTGGATTGATAGGATATGACTATCGGCTAGACTCAGTGTTTAGGGCGGTTGTTCGACCCGAACCCCTTGTACATGCAGTAAAGGGCAAGAAGTCCGACCCAGTAAATTACATGGATGGTGTCCATAGGATGACCTCCTTGGACTTAGGGTCATAGTCAGATGCTCGACAAATACGAGCGACCTGAGCTTGGACCAGAAGTTCCTCCTCGGTCATGCCAGCCTTAGCAGCCAGTGTAACCATGCAGTCCCACAGCGTCATGTCTTCACGCTTCGGATACTTCTTCCACTCAGTCTTAATCTGGCCTTTGTTCTTGCCAGTCTTAAGCTCGCGGCTCTCCTGCACGAAGTAATACGGTTCGTCAAGGAATGCACGAGTGGTGTCCTCACCCATCCCCGGAATACCGCCGTAGCCATCTGTAGTGTCACCCTTGATGGTCTGCTCCATGTGCCAGTAGTCTGCCTCGGAAGTCGTATGACTCAGGATTTCACCAGTGGTTAACCAGAAGAACTCACAGTTCGGGATGGTCTTGAAGTCCTTATCGCAGGACACCAGCACCGCATGGTCGCATCCGACAATCTGAGGTCTGGTCCCGATGATACCCATACAATCATCACCCTCAAGCGTTGGACGCAGGAAGCTGTTGAACCGTGGGTCAGCCATCACTTCGGCTACGAACTTCTTGTAACCTACAGGCTTGCGAGAACCCTTACGGTTAGCCTTATAGGTAGGCAAAACGTCCTTACGCCAGTTGTTATCATCAGTAAAGCACATCACAATCTTAGCGTCTTTCCACGCCTTGCGCTTCTTAACGATTTCAGCGATGGTGTTCTCAAGGATACGGCGAGCCTTCTCGTGGTCGCAGATAAGGGTCCAGATGTCATCACCCCAGTCTGTCTCGTCCTCGGCAGCAGCCATAGAAGAGAATACTAGGTAATCGCCATCAAGAACAAGAGCTATCTTCTTCTCAGCACCCATCGTCCAGACCTCCTGTAGCCATAGCGACTGCATATGGCATCAAGGGAACTTTAGGCTCCTCAATACGTTCCAGAGTCACCTCAGGCTTCAGCCATTTGTTGGCGAACTCATGGGCCATGTCGTTGTCATCTGAGTTGAGGTGGGACATCAGGCTCCAGAAGTTGGAAGACATTTCGGTCTCCTTCTCAACTTGGCGGTACACGTCCCAGTCGTTTACCTCTGAGCCGTAGCTGTCATCCCACATACCGCTAGCTACGATGGTCAGTCCGATGAACGGACTCCACTCATAAGCCTCAGAAGGAGACTCGGTGTAGGACTCAACGTCCTTCTCGGTCAGGGTGTAAGACCAAGATGCGTAGAACTCAGCATACTTACGGTGCGTCATCTCGCACTCACCCATTTCAAGGACCAGCTCTTTCAGACTTTCAGGTATCTTCATAGACAGCCTCCGTGTTGGTTCAGGAACTTGGTGCCTTCAGCGGTAATCTCCCACGCACCGTTGTTACGCCCATCCATAGACAGGCAGCTTAGATGTCCACGACTCGCAGCCTCAGCCACAAGTGCAGCGTTGTTGCGCACATAGTTGGACTGGAAGGTCTTCGGGCAGGACTTAAGGGCCGCTAGGACCCGTAAGTATTCACTCATTGCTTGAACTCCACTCGGAAGTCTCCGAAGCTGGGCTTGTCAGCATAATGACTCAGGTCTTCTTTCAGACCATCAACAATACCCTTCTTAAAGACAAGCTCTACCACAGCTTCCAGACCATCTGTAACGCCGACCTCGACCATCTTACGCTCGAAGCCAGTGGTCTTCTCACCATTGAGAACCTTACGGCTCAACTCACAGAGAGACTTCTTGAAGTGCTCAACTTCTTCAGTAGACAGTACAGCGCCAAGCGAGAATGAAACTCGCATACGTTTAGTAATAGCCATTAGCCTTCTCCTTCTTCGTTATGTTCTTTCAGGATTTCATGAATGTCTTGACTGCATGAACCACTGAGGTTTGGACTATAACGAGACTCCTCGTGTCCACACCACCAAGCTGACCGCATCAGGTCTTTGACCTCCTGCTCACTATAAGTTTTAGCCATTAGTGACACTCCTTCCACGTTGGTCCAATCTTACCTTCGGTATCAAGGACACATTTAAAGTTATAGAACTCACCCACCTTACGCATAGCAAGTTGAGCAATCTTGACGACTTCTTCGGCAATCTCCTGAGTACGGCACGCAATCTGCAATTCGTCGTGAACCCAGGCCATGTACGCGAAGTCCCCCTCCCAGCCGTGAACATACCCTGCCTCTTCAAGCATACGTTCAGTCTCTACAATCCAGTGCTTACAGACAACCGCACCATCGCCTTGAAGTAATGCGTTTAGTGCTGAGTGTGGAGACCGGATGTGGATACGGCGACCATCCAGACCTTTCAGCCAGCGACGTTTCCACTTCACGATGTTCTCTCCATCTACCCATTTGGATTCGGAGATTAACGTATTACTCACAGCTTCCCTGAGGTCTTTAATAGCTGGTGTACCCTCAATGAATTTCTTCATCAGGGCAGCACCTTCCTTCTTACCACCGCCAACTATCAGTCCAATCTTCGCGGCCCCTGCACCATATAGGAACGCATAGATGAACGTCTTAGCGTTGTTACGGAAAGCATCATGGTCGTGGCTGGACTTATTGCGTGGGACGTTAGGTGCTAACCCAGCGTTGACTGCGTTGGCCCAGTGGATGTCACCTTCGACCACAGTCTTCGCATAGGCGCCACCATCAAACGGAGCCGCTCGGTTCCCCAGACAACGAAGCTCAAGACCTGAAGCATCCACGCCTACTTGAATCCAAGGGTCTGGCGTACCGTCCTTCTTGTTCCACGCTGCACCGAAAGCACCACGGCAAGTCTCACCGTATGGAGCACCGTTAGCCGGGACCTGAGCCATGTTTGGTGAACTGTGAGTCGCACGTCCGGTTACTGCCCCGCATGGGTTGATTGAACCGTGCATACGCCCGTCTGGACCTACAAGTTTCAACCATGCGTTCTTACCTTCAGCAGCCTGACCGATGCGCTTCTGGACCACCAGATATTCACGGACCAGCTCTACGCAAGCCTGAGCCTCTGCGTCTGGTAACTTAACGTGTTCCAACGTCTCGTCATCGACTACAGGTTTCCCGGTGTCAGTGAAGTCCACAGGCTCCCAGCCACGCTCCATCAGAACTTTCGCTAAGTGGTCCCCGCTTCCCGGATTAAACTCAACGTAAGTGATAGGTGTGAACGGCGCTCCCTCCATCGTGTCTCGTGAGTCGAACTCGCAAGGCTCCAGACCTAAGCGTTGAGCTTTGTTCTTCGGCTTCTTGAATACTGACCCGACCTTAGGATACACGACGCGCGGATACTTCGGAAGGTCCTTGCCTGTCCGTGGGTGCTTGAAGAACTCCTTGCCTCCCTTTGGTGCGTACCAGCTGCCGAAAGTCGAACGCAGCTTGTCCAGCAGCTCTGCACGTTTGACGGTGAGTTCACGATATAAACCTTCGACCATCTCGGTGTTCATCGGATAGCCGTTACGTTCCATCTTCGCACAGGTCCACGCAGCATCATGTTCCAGACGCAACGCATAAATCTGGTCGAAAGCGAACTGTTCAGACTGGAAGTAATACTTGTCAGTCAGGAACTTCTTGAACAACGCCAGTGTGACCACAACGTCTTGAACGTTATAGTCCAGCATCTCCTGAGACGGGAACAACCATTCGTCCCCAGCCTTATATTCGATACCTTCAGCCTTGCACTTGGCAACGTAATCGTGTTTGTACTCACCTTTCATCTCACCGAGACGATAGCCCCAAGCCTCAAGAGACTGGCGTCCCATCATCTTAGGTGGCAGACGACCAGCTTTCACTGCGCCCATGTCTGAGAACTTAATGTTTGGATACATCAAGCGTCCCAGCACCAAGGTATCAATCATCTTATGTTTCGGGAAGTTAAAGCGTTTCCCAAAGTACAAACGCTTCAGCTTGTCTATAGCCGGGACGTCATAGTTGATACCGTTATGGAATACCAGCATACCATCAGGTGATGCGGCAATCTCTTCCACTTTATGAACATACTCTTTGAAGCCGCCGACGATACCGACCATCGGAGCTACCCCATACTTAAGGGTCTCATTCGACTCGGCGTTAATCAGGACCCCACAGTGAAACTGGGAGACTGTATCAAGGAGACCGTTGGTCTCGATGTCAGAACCCCAGATACTCTTAAAGTCAAACATGGTTAATCCTCCGCTTTAGTCTAATCATACAGGCCACTCGCTATGAATGACCTTGAGTCTAGACCTAGAAGTCTGTACGCAAGAAGTGATACATAAACTTCCGGTTAGCTCTCTTCCACGCCTCGGAGTCGAACCTTTGGTCTCCCAGAATGTTGGACAGGCAGGTTGCTTCGTCACTCCACCATTTGTACATGAACCGATGGTAGCGAGCTTTACCCTCCCCACGCCTTCGAACCTTTGGTCTCCCAGAATGTTGGACAGGCAGGTTGCTTCGTCACTCCACCATTTGTACATGAACCGATGGTAGCGAGCTTTAAGTTTTCGTAACATTAGAATGGAACCCTCCATTTATACTTCTCGTAATCAGAAGTCTTGGTCTTCCCACGAGCCGCTATCCTCTTCTCCGCTGCTACCAGTGAAGCTAATCGGTTCGAGCCACCCGGTCGTCTTGTTGTATTCGAGGTGTCCTGCCACTCCAGTGTCACCCGTAAAACGACACTTGAGCAGACGAAGTTGAACAATATTAGGAGTATCACCTTGCTGGTTTCGCTCAAGGGCGATGATAGTATCAGACAGTTGACGGAGAGCACCAGAACCACGTAGGTCAGTGATTGAAACAGGTCGTCCTTCTTCATGCGATTTACCTTTCTCTGGGTTCTTCAGGTGACATATGACCACGACAACCACACCCTTCGTCTTCGCAAACTTCTTGAGACGAGTCATGATACGGTCAATGGTCTTACGTTCATCTGAGTTATCTTCCATGCCAGACACAACGATTGAGATGTGGTCCAGCAGTATGACGTCACAGTCAAGACCATCCACCATGTAGGCTAACTTAGCGAACAAGGTGTCTTCCTCTGACTCTGCGAATGAATCGTACAGGTGGAACTTATCGTCTCCGAACAGCTTGTCATACCATTCGTCAAACCGACCATCCTCTAAGATAGCTTGCTTCAGTTCCTTGCTCTGGCGTAGACGGACGTTATTGTCCAGACCCATAAGGTCCTGAACTGTTTCCTCTACAGCCTCTTCAAGCATAGCCATGCCAACACGCTTACCGCGCCTGCCCCATTCTAAGAGGAGCTGACGGACGAAGGTAGACTTACCCATGCCTGACCCAGAAGTCACCATGATAAGCTCACCAGCTCGCGCACCTAGGGTCATCGCGTTGAGTGTTGTGCATGACGAGAACATGAGGCCTTCAGTCTCTGCCTTAAGCATTGCCTCTCGTGTGCGGTCCTTCAGACTTGCTGCTGATACCACACCAGCCGGGACGAAAGGTTTAGCGTTCCAGATAGCATCGGTGATGGCCTTGAAGTCCTTGGCCTGAAGTGCAGCGTTGGCGTCTTTGTACCCGTTGATGAACGCAACCTTAACCCGACCTGCTGGTAAGACTGGAGCTGCATCCTCGATGGCCTGACGACCCGGTTCATCCATGTCGAACATCAAGATTATCTCTTCGAACTGGTCGAGATACTCAATGTTCGCAGCCATCGCTTTCTTCGCAGACTTGGAGCCTAACGGAAGTGATACCACTGGATACTTACCGTCCTGCACCTGAGCCACAGACAGAGCGTCTATCTCACCCTCGGTGATGACTATCTTCTTACCACCGTTCCAGAGCTGAGAGCCGAACAGCATGTCAGACTTGACGCTACCTATAGCCGTGAAGTTCTTCTCAGCGTCTCGGACTTTCTGTCCTACCTTGGTCCCGGACCTGTCGTAATAATCAGCGACCTGAACCATCTTGCCACCCATGTTACCCACCCAGTAGCTGTACTTCTTGCATATCTCCATGCTTAGACTACGGGCTGGTAGTGGGACATATCGTCCAGCGTTCTCACCGAACGTTAACAGATTGCTCACTTGCTTTCTACCTCCTGAGGGTGTGTATCCCTCGGTCAACTCCATGTCTCCTTTCTTCCATGCGACTGAAGGGTCACAGGCGAAGCAGTACATGTGCCCATCTGAGTAAACACCATTGGCATCCGAGGACCCACAGTCTGGACACTGGGTGTGATACAGAAAGACACTCTCGTCGTCTTGGTCATCGTATGACATTGGTCACTCCTTAAATACACTCATACCCTGCTGCAACGTTTGAGACATCGCCAAACTTATCGGCCCACTTTGAGCCGGACTGGTCACATATTGTGAATGCGTCCTGTAATGTTGGCGCTGTTATAGGTACTTGGCTGATAGTTTGCCCACTACCACTGATCAGCGTTAGAACTAGAATAACTGTAACCATTGGTCACTCCTTAATCAATAATGCGAACAAAGGGACAGGACTAATGGTCCCATCCCTAAGGTGATAGTTTAGGCTTTGAAGAACTGAGCCAATTGGTCAGCTTTGGTATCAGCCTGACGAGCCTTCATGCCAGCTTCCAGTGACGCGATGGTCAGCTTGTCAGCCAGAGCAGCAGCATCAGCCGCACCGTCCGCAGTCTTCTTTTCTACCTTTCGTTCCAGTACCGCAGCACGACGATAACCACGCACCACCAGACGACCAAGAAATTCGATAAGTTTAATCATTGGGTTGTTCTCCCTTAGAGTTTATTAACCACGGTCGGAAGTGACCAGTTCATTGGTAGACAGCCAGCGTTGCAAGTCAAAACTTGGACACGCCTTAGGTGCTACGTCATGGTGTGCTTTTATTTCTGCCTGAGGATACAGGACCTTCAGGTCAGCCAGCTTGTTGCGCAGGGAGTTCATCTGGGCTGGAGTGAAGTTAGCTTCAAACTGACCCTTAGCGTCAATTCCCCCTACAAGGCAGACGCCTACGGACCGGGAGTTCCAATCCTTAACGTGTGACCCTACGACATTTACCGGGCGACCCTCTTCCACAGTACCATCACGCTTGATGATAAAGTGGTAGCCTACATCCAGCCAGCCTTGCTGCTTGTGCCACATACGGATGGTCTCTACCCCGATGTCCATCTCTGGCTTGGTAGCCGAACAGTGAACGAAGATAGCGTCAGTCCGGGACCGTGGGTTGAATTGCACCTTACTCACCATCATACACCACCAGCTCTACAGCTACGAGGTTCAGATGACGTTGGAAGCGGTTAGCATCCGTGGTGTGCATCTGGAGCAACTTATGGTTGAAGACGTGAGAGTTACTAATCTTCACGTACACTTCACCAGGCTTACCGTGGACGATAAACGCATAGCCTACCGGGATTTTATCAATGGTCAGACGCTGACGAACGACCTTAACTTCTTGGGTCATCACTTAACTCCTTTCTTTTTTGGAATGAGTATACCCGAAGGCAGACGTACAGTCGTCTCTCGCAGCCACTCAACCGGGATGAACTTATCGGCATACTTAAAGCCGTTCTTTTCGCACCATGTGCCATACGTGGTCGGAGACCCTTTGTATAACTTGGAGCGGGAACTTGAGAACACGAACCGGATGTCTAACTCTGGGTGCTGTTCTCGTACCAGAAGGTGCTTCTTACGGTCATCACTATCGAAGATACCTTTGGTCTCCACGATGATACCGTTAGGAAGAATAAAATCTGGTGTGTACTTGTGGTCGGAAGCCGGAATCACATAGTTGATATAATGGCTTTCGTACTCCGCTTTGACGCCGTTCTGTTCCAGCCACTGCTGGTTCTTGGCTTCAAGCCCAGAGCGGTAGGCACCCACAGAGTGCCCCCGTTTTGCAGACCATTGGGCCATTAGAAGTCGTAATCGCCACCAGAGTTGGACTCGGAACCACCTTCGGAACCATCGTCACCGAAGTCATCAGACCCGAAGTCACCATCGGTTGACGCTTTGTAGCCAGTACCGAGGTCTTCATCATCACCCCAACCACCATCGCCACCAGCACCATCGCCTTTCCACTCCTTCAGTTCTACCAGAAGGCAGGACTCAAGTTGGAGCTTAACGCTTGCACCAGTCGCAGCGTTCCACTTAAACGGCAGGACTTTAAACTTGACCTTCAGCTTTGAGCCAGCGCCAATATTCGGGACGTCACGGATTAACTTAGCATCGGTGTCGTAGAACCGTAATACGATAGGCTCAGACTTACCATCCTTCAGGTAAGACGCGAAGCATTTAAACTTCAAGGTAACAGTACCGTCACCATTCTCAATCCACGGCATGTCGCCTTCTCGTGGTTCAATAGGCTTCTTGCCACGCTGAACCTGAGGTGGGTTCTTCTCGTGGTCTGCAAGTGCTTTCGCATACGCATCGTCGTGAATCTTCTGTAAGACATCAATCATCTTACGGACCTTCGGGTTGCTCAGGTCGAATGTCAGGTTAACCTTATGCTCACCACGCTCGTTAAACTTGGTGTCTGCTTTGTTCAGCCATGCGTAAGGCTCAACTATGCCAGCTACCGGAGTGGTGAAAGTCTTCAGTTGCTCTTTAGCCATCGGTGTAAATCTCCTATTTTAAAGTTACGAACTGGACGTCTGTCCTACAGTGATAGTTTAGGTCTCAGGACGAATCCGTCCGACCACAAACCCAGCGTCCTCATACTCTTGGGACTTCAGGGTAGCCTCTTCAAGAGACTTTGCGTACAACGGAACCTCGAAGGACTGAACGCGTCCCTCAAGCTCCACGATGTACTTCTTTTCTTCAAGGCTCATAGTCCTTTCTCCTTCCACATATGGTACATGGACAGGTAGTCCACATTCCCGGTTGAGACCCACTGTCTAAAGCACCAGCTACTTGGAGTCATAGCACTTACCTTTATGCAGGTCGAACAACTCCTGATAGAAGGCTGCTTTGTTCAGGTCCTTCTCCATAGTAGCCAGCTCTGACTTCTTACCAGCTCGGAGTCGATACTTCAGGACGTTACCCATGCAGAAACCACGGAACTCACTGACAGTCATGGACCGGGCGATAATCTCAATGGATTCCACACCGTCAAAGACCTGATAGTGCGACGGCTTACGGACGCTATCTCCCTGACCTATGGTTGTCGGCTCGGACTGAGCCTGATTGGTAATACTTAAGGAGCTAATGGAGTGACTGAGTGGTTCAGATAAACCGGGCCACTTAACAACAGCTACATGCTCATTCTTAACCACTATCACCTTGCCACAGGAGCGTCCCGTGTAGGCTTCAACTGGTCCAACATATTCAACTGTATCCCCCACCTTAACCATTGTTCACCTCCTTCTTCACGAACTCAACAAACAGACGAACGCGAGGCCACTTGGTGTAGACCACAGGTACGTTGGTCTCACGCTTTTGGCGAGCCTCTTCAGCTTTTCCCGGAGTAATCAGAGCGAAGACTGTAGGTGACAGCTTAACGGCCTTCCCGAAGTATCCTAGCTTCTCGTTGCGCTCAATGCAAGCGAACGGGTTGTGGGACAGGTGGAAGGTACTGGTATAACGGTTGAACATTAAGTTCTTAAACATGTCGGCCTCCTTAGGTCGAGTTATGGTTGTCCTATAGTGATAGCTTAGGGTCAGGCTTGTGGCCAAGACGCAAAGAAACCCAGCAGTCCGAAGACCACTGGGTTGACGTTTAGTTAGCTCTTAACGGTTGGATTGTCTTCCGTTCCACGCCAACACTTGAAGCTGGGATGACGGAGTGAGCCATCAGGGAACCGCTCCATGAAAAGGACTTCACACTGCCAGCCTTCGTATGGATTGATTCCACCGAGAATATATGTATCAGTGTTACAGGCTTCCGTAAACTCATCCTTCTGTTCTTCAGTCAGACCACAAGCATTAACCACCATGCCATCCTCAAGCAGCACCTCAAAGCCAATCACCTTACCTTCGTTAGCCTTACCCGGAGTCCCCCACACGAGGCCACATACTGTCCCGTCGATGGTCTCCTCAGGCTTCATCTTCCACATGCCTGACTTCTTGCCACGCTTGTATTTACCCAGCGGGTCCTTGACTACCAGACCCTCATGTCCTTCCAGACGCTTCTGTTCGTACAGGGAGTTGAGCGACTCAAGGTCATAGACCGTGTGTGACTCAGACAGAACCCAGTCGATTTCCGGGAAGTATTTCTGGAGGAGAGGGACGATAGCTTCGGCCTTCAGGCGTGTGACGCTATGGATAGGACCTTCGGCTTTCTGGTCAAGGATGACGTTAAGGTCTATGATACCATAGACGACCACCTTGATATGGTCTCGGTCCAGCCGGAACTGAGTAGTCTTGGACTTGAGGTCCCAATCGCCATCGTGGAAGTCGTAGTTTTTAGACTTGACATACTTCGTGCGGATGAGGCCCGAAGACGTGTTGAAGTCAACCCCTTTCACCATGACCTCGCCATCAATCATCAGGCCAGTCCCTTCATAGCCAGCTTGCTTCAGGAACCACCGCCAGTCGCTCGCTTTGGTAGCTCCTATGTCCTGACCGGAAGTGTTCAACCAGCTAAGGGCTGGGAGAGGTTTAGACTCACGGCTCAACCATTGAGTCTCACCAGTAGGGAAGACCGGAAGATTCAACCGGACGCCATCGTACTTCACTTCAGCTTCGAGAGACCCAGTGGCATCCAGTGCTTTCTTAACGCCAGACTCAGAGTAGTATACAGCGCGATGTGGGTTAGTTTTGATAATCGTTGTCATTAGGATTTGCTCCATGTGTCGAGTTGGTCAGCGAGACCATTAAGGAAGTCGGTTGCAGTATTGTACAGTACGTCTTCATCGTAGTGTGCGAAGGACTCAAGAGCGAATATGTTACCAGCCCGGTCCTCGACCCTGAGTCTCATGCACTCTTGGCGTGACGCAAGGTCTTGAGACTCCTGAGATATGACAGCGAAGTCTAACTGATATAGTCGGTTGCACGCTGCTCTGAAAGCGTTAATGTTGCCACTATAAAGTCGGCCCATAGCGTTATGCTCCTACGAAGTATTTCTCTTGATTTACCATAGAGTCTTTGCCCTCAGCGTTACGGAAAGCACCCTTGACACCACCGCCACGCTTGGTCTTGTTCAGCTTGCGGCCCTTCGGAATGTAATCTTCAGTCTGCTGACGTTCACGGATGCGCTCGAAGTTGATAGTGTTCTGATACATTGTTGTAGCTCCAGTTGTTTAGGTTATAGGGTTAATCATGAAGGCCACGACTCTGAGTCATGACCTTGAGTCTAATCCTATAGTGATAGTTTAGGTTAACCTCTTCTGCGTTGGATTAAAGTGAATACTGCTAGTACTCCCAGCCACAAGGCCAGTAACTGTAGGTATGTCATTTGGTTGCCTCTTCCCGTAGGGACTTCTCGTGGGACCACTTGATTACCTGAATCAGCTCCTTCTGGCTGATACCCTTGGCCTTAGCCGTTCCGGTCGGGACCATAGTAACCTTGACCAGACCCTTGCCAGCCACAGTGGTTACGGTTACTACCTTGTTGCCGCCAGATACGTTTGATACACGGTGTGCGAACTGCATGTTGTCTCTCCTATGTTATTAAGCGAATGCAAAGTCTGAAGACAAGATGTCTTCGATATTCAGTTTACCTTTCTTCGGAAGCTCAGGCAACTTATCGCGCTGGCTCTCGTGAAGCTGGTATTCAAACTGCTCGTAGAAGTCAAGCAGCACATCGTTGTCGCGGTAGGTCTCGACCATCGTCTCACGGACACCACGGAACAGATATTCAGCGTCAGCCGGGATGGTCCCGAAGCTATCATGAATCACTGCGAATGACATCACGCCATACTTGCGATGCGTGTGGACTACAGTCTTGCGTAGGTGGCTACCATCTTGTGAGTGGACGAAGTTCGGGCTAATGCCTGACTCCTGCTTGTGCTTGTCCAGCTCTTTCTTCATGCCTTTGTTGACCGTAGGTTGAAGGTTGAATGACCCTAAGAACATCAGATTCAGACGAGTGGTATCCTTCTTGCGGTATTCCTGCCAGACCGGGAAACCATCAGGTGTTACCCAGTGTACCGGAAGGCAAGGCTTCAGGATTTCTCCAGTCTTCTTGTCCTTCACTTCAGCAGCCAGCAGCTTGGCAGCACCCTGAAGCCACTTCATCGCGTCAACCGCAGCAACTACGGTCACGCTCACAGCTTCCCAAATCATCTTAGCCATGAAGCGAGACGCTTGGCTCGGCTCGGTGAACATAGCGCCAGACCCTGAGTCAATCGCTGGCATCACGATGTCCTCGTAAACTTGGTCTGCGAAGCCGTACTCTTTCGACCCGTATGCCAGAGTCATGACTGAACGCTTAGTGACCTTGCGTGACATACCGTATGTCAGCCACTGACGGGCCAGCTCTCGTGTCCCCAGCTTGATACGTTCGGTAATCTCACCAGTTTTCTTATCCTCGTGAGTGACCATCTCGTTGTCAGTACCGTTAATCAGCAGGACTTTAAGCTCCTCCTCAATGCGGTCAGACACAATGCGGTAGATGTCTTGTACCTTACCGGATGGCGTCAGGTTTACTGCATGTCCACCGATGTGGTCACGAAGCATCGCACTGAAGTGCTGAATACCAGAGCAGGACCCATCGAACGCTATCGGCAGCGAGCAGGAGTAAGACAGGCCGTGGTGCATTACGCCAGCATACTCGAAGCAGAACGCGAGGAAACAGAACGGAGAGTCTAACTTGCCCCACCACTCAATACTATCCATCGGTGCCTTAGCAGCAGCCATGATGTTTTCGTGGTTGTCTTCCACCCACTTGATGCGCTCCTCGAAGGTGACTTTATCGACACCCGCACAGTTTGCACCGTGGACCTTCAGCCATTTGAAACCGTCAGCACCAATAGGCTTGCCGACTGCCAGAGTCAGGAGACCCTTCTGCATGTCGTTACCCTGAGGGTTGAACATCGGGACAGCGTAGACACGACCTCGCCAATCCATGTTGTACGGGAACCAGATGGCCTTGAACTGAGAGAACTTGTTTGCTTGGTTAACGATAAAGCTCAGTGATAATCTGCGTGACTGTCTGGCCTTCTCGCGGCGATAGATACCAGCAGCAGCCTTCTTCCATGCCTTGAGTTCCTCCTCGGTCTCACCAGCATAGTCCTCAGGCTTCAGCGGTTCCATCTGAGGGATGTCATCAATAGGCGTGTTGTTCAGCTTCTCGACCATGTTCACCACGTCCAATACCTCCTTGTTCACTTTCCAAGGTGTATTTTGGATGATGTTCACAGCGTCATAGACTTCAGGCATGTACACGTCTTCATAACGTGCTACCGCAGACTTAGACCCTAAGCGAATCAATGGTAACGGTCTGCGACCTTTGGCCCAGTACCCACCACCTACGACACCAGTCCACGGCTTAGGTGGAACGACGCAAGGCTGGTAGACTGGAGCGATACCCGCAAGGCTGAATCCTCGTTGTGCCATCTTCTTGACCCAGAAGTCCGACAGGTGGACCATCTCTACGTCAGCCGCTGCATTGCCAGCACCGTACCGCTTAAGCTCGACCAGTTGTGTTGACTGGATGACAATCTCAAGCATCTTGATGCCAACGTGGACAGCCTCTGTAGGACTCCAAGTCCCCCACGCATCTTCCAGTTGGCCTTGCTCCAGCATGGACGCCTCGACCGCTTGCATGTAGGCTTTCTTGTAGGACGCCCCGGCCCGCTTATTCAGGTTATCAGCTATCGCCTTCTTGAAGTGCTCTTTCTCTTTGTCACGGATGCGACCGAAGCGGATTTCGTCCTCAAGTGTGCGGCCTATCGCGGAGGCCATCGGTGTAATCGGTATCCCTTCAGGCTTGACCAGCTTGGAGAGTATGACCTTCAGTATGATGACCGCAGCAGACTCGCAAGAGATACGCAGAGAGCGGTCCTTGACGGCCTTCTCTTCAGTGCTTAACATGGTGAACGCTACGCTAGGACGAGAGGTTGACAGCTTCCCGTCTGGACCTTCATGCCACTCCCTGACGGCTTGCGCAATCTTAGGGACCAGAGTCTGCATCAAAGGCTTGGCGACCTGATTGTCTGCCAGTTCCCCGCGCTCAGTCTGTCGCTCAAGGTTTTTGATGAAACGTCGCTCGCCTTCAGTGTATGCCTCATGCTCAAGCTGAAGCTGTTTGACTGCAAGGTCTTGCCCGTAGTGGTCGGCCAGCAGGTTAAACGGCTCAATGGCGTTCGACACATCAGAGAAGTCGTGTTTGTCAATAGAGATGACGCTCATACTTAAAGTCCTTGTTATTAGTCTTTCACTTAAAGTCTCTTTGGTCTTTCACTTGTAGTCTTAGACCTTGAGTCCTATAGTGATAGTTAAGTCATAATCACTTGCATATCAGTGGGTTAGCGTGGAGATGGCTGAAGTCACCATTAGTCGTGTGCTTGATGGTTGACCGTTGGTCTATCGCCTTCCAGCCTGAGACTAAAAGTTTACCATCTTCAGTGATCGGTCGTCCACCATACGCCAGACACATCAGTTCGGACTTATGGCCCTCAGCCTCCATGCGGCGATGTAAGAACACGTCACGCTGTATTTGCTCTACACGGCTACGGATAGATGGTTTGTTAATGTATACGGTTTTCATTACAGTTTGCTCCCAATAGTTGCTATATCCCAGACGTTCGCTAAGTTGCGCATGAATCGTCCGTTAGGTTGACGTACAGTCCAGCGGCCCAGACGTACATAGTTGAATTTGTAGACTTTACGCGCTTTGTCGATGTCTCTCACCAGCACGTAGGCGATAAGTCCATAGCCTATGGCTATCAATATTGCGCTACTCATAGTGATTTCCGTTTAATACAGTCGTATAACCCATAGCCTATCATCCAGATAACTGGAGACAGGCATACCCAGTAACCGATGTTCATAGTTAACTCCTATCAATGTAAGTGGTAATCTTTGAGGCCACCTATCAGTCGATGACCTCTCGTCTATCACTCAGTGTGTAAGCTGTCGTGTATACGCTTGCGGCCCTCGTAGACCGCTTTCAGGTGGCGCATAGTCGCATCGTGGTTTAACTGCCCGGTCTTGACCATAAGCCGGGCGTTGGTGACGTGGTGCTGGCAGAGACCATAAGTTACCATCACTCGCAGTCCTCCTCGTCACTCTCTTCAGCCTCGAACCAGACTACATCCGAGCTATCATACACATCGTTATACAGAGCCTCATAGATGCGAGCTTGTAGTATACGCATTACGTCCTTGGTCTCAGGCATCAGCCCAGAGTCTTCGAACTCGTGGTCTATACCATCAGCAGCCATCACCGTAAAAATCTCGTGGTAATAGTGCGGAACCTGACCGTCTACGACCTCATGCAGCGCATCATAATAATCATCGCCTTCAGTTATTTCGTCGTACTGAATACGCTCATTGAACAGCTCAACGGTTGCAGCCAGCAGCTCATAGTATGCGTTAGCGTTACGTTCCATAGTTATATCCTCTCAAAGTTGTTTGTGTGTATGTTAGTGACTATCAGTCAGGCCGCTATGAGTCTAACGACCTGTAGTTAATCACTCTCAGTTAGCGAAATAAGGAGCTGAGACGCCCGCTGTAAGACTCACGGTTATCTGCGAGTCTATCAGGTAGGTCTCGTTGTCTATACGCACAGTATCTACGCTGTAGTTGCTGAATGGCTTGCTTGAGACCTTGCGCACTACCACACGGTGACGCGCTCCTGTCATCTCTTTAAGCTGAATCCACGCATAACCTTTAGTGTTCACGAATACTTCATTGCGATTAGTGATTGTGCTTAAGTGTTTCATAGTGTCCATCCGTTAAGTTAGTGACTATCAGTCAGGGCCTTCAGATGTAGACTCAAAGACCCTGTAGTTAATCACTGTCGGCGCACATTAAGAGTTTATCCAGATTGTTAAAGAGCATTCCCTTCAGTCAGAGGACTTCAGGTAGACCATTTCAGTGTTGGTCATCACCGTTGTTTCGATGTGGTACAGCTTACATCTTATCGTTACATCTTGTCAACTACTTTCTGTCATCTGCCTGTTGTTCGTATGACTTATCAGGCTGTCTACTTAACCGGGATGACCAGGCGTCTTCACTATCCGGTTGTTGCCGTGTCGTGTTGACGGAAGCTATTAAGCCATAGTCTAGACCTATAGTCAATAGGTAATTCGAAATAATATTGATTGAGCTATCGTCGGCCTCATGGTGTAAGAGGATATAGTCTTTGACTAACATGTCTTTGACCTTAAGTCTATAGCTGTGTGTCTATTAACTGTAGGTCTATGACTGTAGGTGTTGGTGTCTTATGGTTGTGACTGTAGGTTGTAGGACTGTAGGTTGTAGGACTGTAGGTGTAGGACTGTAGGTGTAGGACGTAATGTTATACTATATCACTATACAGATAGAGACTCAGAGACAGACCAATAGTCCCTACCTATCGTCCTGACCTCCAGCCATAGCCTAGACCTATCGTCGACCATCGGTCCAGCCTTATGATAGACTGGGTAGGGCCTTTGGTCTGGACTTAAAGAGGGCCTATGGGGAGACTTGAGGTTCTTGAACTGTGAGATGTGGTCTCAAACTTTTGGTCCAAAACTCATCGTCACTACTGTAGGCCACAGCCACTGTAGGTCAAGGACCGTAGGTCAGGCGACACTAGGATGGACCAATAAGTAGGATGACCCTAAGTGAGCTTCTATTAAGGTGTTACCTAAAGTCCTTGACTACAGTAGCTAAGGTCAGTAGAGTGAGTCTTTATCCACGTACTGACCTTAGCTCTTCCTCCCATGTGCGTATTCCCACTCTGTCTGGTAGTCCTCTTCTGAGAACGACACGTAGTCATCTTCGTTCACACCTACCTACCTCCTTTCATGAATCGTTACCATGATTGCGTTAATTGCACTGAGACACCAGAGAACATACGAGAGTCTCGACCCACCCGACCCACTTACTTCCAGCAGTAACGCCAGCAGCAAGTAGAACAGCAGCAAGAAACCTGTATGTAGCTCGATTGGTAGCCAGAGCTTTAAGTACAGCTTTGGTCTTTGCCATATGCTACATACCTCCTGTATCTATGGTCTTTACTATCTGTATTGGAGGGATTATGATTAATATCACCCTCCTTCCATCGGTGCAAGCCTTAGGTAAGAACTCGGAGTCTGCCTCCTAAGGTCTTGCATAAAGTCTGCATATGTATATTCACTACAGTAATACTATAAGTAACCGGGGGTCTTCCCTATAGTGATAGTTAAGTCCAAACTCCTTGTAAAACAGTAGGTTAGACTGGTAGTAACCATAGGTTACTAACTGCTTATTAATTCAGTTTTCGCCTATAGTTATTCATTCAGCTAGTGGAACGTAACGTAGGACCCTAGTCCAAGCTCGTCGTCCGTATCGTGAGTTACCCGGACCCCATTGTCCCAGAACTCAGTGTGGATGGACTCGAAGCCTTTCCGTGGGTTCTCCATCTGTTCTTCCAGCCACTCCTCAGTGACTTCACGTTCGCCTTTGTTGGCATCCTTCGCCATAGACTCAACGAAGAACTGTACACCGATAGCCAGCGCATCAAGTCGGTCATCGTGTGCCAATGCTCCACGTTCACGAGAGATACGTGTCATCTGGTAGAAGAGAGAGTAGATAGGATTACGAACACCATCCTTATCAGAGGCAGACTGGTAATCTTGGACGATAGCAGCAGCGTTGATGATAAGTCGGTGAGACCCCATGATAGGCTCCAGAACGTCACAGATGCGGAGTTCCTTCTGACCCTTACTCTTCACTTCAGTTACAGCAGCAGGATGAATACGGGAAGCTACAGGCTTGAATAGCTCAAGGTACATACCATCACCGAAGTTACCCTCAATTACGTATTCGTTGACCTTCCACTTACGACCAATCTTAGCCAGGGCTTCCAGCGTAGAGTCTTCATAGCCGCCCCGCATACCGCCAACTTCCATAGCGAAGATGTAGCCGTTTAGCTGGTACAGTACCGCATAACCAGTTTCATCCTTACCACGACCACTAGGGTCAATGACTAGAATCTTCTGGGTGTACGAACTGAAGGCAGAACCTACAGTCTGATACGTGTGGTATGAGTCCCCCATGAGTCCAACGTTAGGAACGTCCTCACGCTTGTTCTGAGGGTTAGGAAGCCATTGGTAGACCATTGGGCTAGACGCTGGGTCCAAGTCAGCTACGATAAGGTCACGGAGCTTCAGAGGGTACTTCTCAGCATCACTCAGGTTCGGGTTAAGCATGAACTGTAGAGCGAAGCCAGCCTTGCCATATGACAACTCACGTTCCTTCAGGTCCGTATCATCGAAGCGTACCTCGTCGGTCGGACGCCAGTAGAAGGACTCAGGGTCCTCTTCCAGTTCTGCCTGAAGCATAGGAGCCAGACGGTCGCCGTAAGACTGCCAGTCCTTCCTGTCGCGTGGATAACGAGCAGGCCAGATAGTAGTGGTGTACCCACGACCTTCCAGCTCACGATACAGGGTCATCTCGTTCTGAGGAGTACCCAGATAGATGATTGTGCCTCCGGGCTTCAGGATAGCATCGAACTCTTTCACAAGCTCTGACAGACGGTCTCGTGCAGCCTGAGTCGCTGAGTTGTTCGGAACCTCCACGTCATCGGCAATCAGGATGTCAGCACGACTACCAGTCAACTGACCAGTGATACCAACGGACTTAACCGAAGGTGAGTGGTCCGGCTTGGCTGGTCCAACGTCGAAGCTGATAACCGCATCTCGCTGTCCCTGCTTAGGTTTGAGTTCCTTAAGCTGAGGCATGAGGTCGATGATTCGCTTGATGAAGATGGAGTTCGCATCGGCTCGTTCCTTTGAGGCCGACACAATCATGAACTTCAAGTCTGGGTTGTTCCATAGTTTCCAGACCACGAATGCACACGTAATGAAGGACTTCCCGATACCACGGAACGCCTGTAGGATGAAACGCCTGTTGTCGCCAGCCGATAGTTTCTTCGCCATGTCAATCTGACAGCGAGTCGGGACCGGGAGTGACAGAGCTTTCCACAGGACGAACAGGAAGAACACGAAGTCTGCCTTCATACGGGCAGTCATTAGCGCCTGACGCGCCACTAAGTCTTTACTCAATGCGTCACCTCCTTCTCTTGCTGTAAGGCTCTCACAGTGTCTTGAAGGGCCTTAATCCACTTGTCTCCTTTCACTCCGATGGCGATAAGACGTTTAGCATCTCGTTCGTCAAGTTCGGCGTAACCATCAATGAAGCATCGACCGTCACTTTGCGTGGTTCCACTCGTAGGTTTGACTCGGATGAGCAGCCGCTTATTGTCAGACTTAAGGTCAGCAATAATCCTATCAGTGCTGCCTTCCAACGAGGACATTTCGTCCTGGAACCGTTTGGACACTTTGTTGACTTCAGCTTGGACAGCAAGCCTTGTATCCTCCGATGCCTTAAGATTCGAGGTGTATTCTGCATTGACCTTAGCCTCCCACTTATTGTTAGCGGTGTGGTAGCCACCAGCAAACATCACTGCTGCAAGTAACCACGGAGCCGCTCTCTTTAAAAATTCGAGCATAGTTGCCCTCCCGGTTTATCAGATTTCACGTAGAGTCGCCTCCACTAGTTAGTGTTAACCATAAAGGCCACTACATATAGTAATGACCTTGAGTCTAACACTTATTGAACACCATACCCTGTGTCATTATCCTCAGTCGCTGAAAGCACCTTATCATACTCTGCGTTCAGGGCCTCCATATCAGCCAGCGTCTTCTCGTCCACAGACACCTTACTTAACACAAAGTTGTGACGAGCAAGCAGCTTCTCAATGGCGTTGTAGAGCTGAGGTGAACGCTTAGTGTCATCCCGCAAGTCTTGAAGCATAAGTCGAGCACGCTCAGTATCAAGCATCAAGAGGAACTTCTCTAAGTCCATCTGCGTCATGTTTTACCACCTCCTTTAATCGTTTTGTAGACTAGCACACCAATCTGGACAACGGTGTACGCGATAGCTGCAACGTAGAACCATTCGTTCAGTGTAAGTCCGAAGAAGAACCGACTGGCACCATCAGCCGCAGCGGTCCCGACGATAGGAGAGGCTTTAAGGACCTCATTCTTGAAGTCTAACTCAATCATAAAACCTCCAGTTTAAAGCGGGTCGTCCGTGACCCAAAGTTGTTACCTACGTTGGTTAGCGTGTAGTTAGCCTCTACCTCCACAACCTTCTAACATCTACCCCACCAACTTAATGGCAAAAGGGTTTTGTTTATTACTTCTGTTCAAGAGCAGAAAGTCTGGCTTCGATTCTTTCCAGTTTTCTTCTCTGATAAGCGGCTTCAGCAAAGAAAATTCCGTCAGGCCGAACACCCCACTCCTCACCCTCTTCGTGAATAACCACCTCGGTGTATACAGGTTCTTCCGTAGTAGTGACATTACCCTCCTCGTCAGTGTGTTCAACGATTTCATTGTGCGAAAATACCGTATCGGTCATCCGTTGATACTTGTCATAGCACAGAACAGCATAACGACAATTCGTACTGTTTTCATCCATCAGACCATGTGCAATGAATACATCACGAATTTGCTGTGCAATAACCCCGAAGTGAATACGAGCATCATTGCCTTTCAGTTGAACAGCATCTAACCACTGGTACATGATGTAGCGAACGTCACCCCAGGCATCCAGGAAAGCATCATCAAAAACTACCGGCTCTGTTTTCTTCTCCCCGTTAGAAGTAACAATAGGGTTACTTCCGAGGTATGCAGTGGTGAAACGGTTGCTAGGCCCACCAAGCGCAGTGACGTTATCGTTATAAGGCTTAACGTCAGCAGTCTGGAACAGATGCTCAGCACCATTGTAAACTATTCGCCTTGAGTCGGTGTTATTTGCACCATAAAGCGTAATCTGTGCGCCAGTCGTTGAACTGGTGCCTTCACCCCCGCAAAATATGATGCGCTGCCCTGCCGGGTTATCAGTCGGTATAGATTTCCCGATAAACCCATATTCACCTTCCATTAAAACTTCAGAGCGAATGTTACTACTGGTGCTGGCTCTAATGGTCACATGACCTAAACCCAAATCCCCTGTAAATTCCATTGGCGCAGGAACAGTGCGAATCCCATTCGTATCAAAAAACACGGGAACAGCTCTGTTAGGTACAGCACCATACCTGAAATCACGGGAAACATGATTGCTTGGGCCAATCTTCATTTTGTAGCAATACAAATCTGAGGGATGACCATCTGCTTTGAATGGATCCTTCGCTGAGTTATCTCCATATGTCCATGGGTTAAAATGGTCCTCTCCACCAAACATGTAGTAGATGTAATTATCCTTCACAACTACCGAACCAACACCTACACCTGAGTTAACTATTCCGCCCTGATAAATCTGGTCAGTGATGTTAACCCATTCAATATCATCTGCATTCCAATTGTTTACATTCAAGCGTGCATAGAAGGTGCGAGGATAAGATGCCTTGTAACGATCATCTGGTGCACCTGCTTCCCATTCATTTTCTGCACGTTCTGAACCAAACATAATAAGGTCATCCCCTACTTTAGCAAAAGGTAATGTAGTATGATGAACATTATGTGGAAATCTCAGTGACTCCCAAGTCTGACCTATGTCTCTACTACGGTGCAAAGAGCTACCTAGTCTATCCCCACGAGTGCCACGAGTGATAAGGTATAATACACCGTCATAGTACTTGATGCATGGCTCTGCCGCATCTGGTTCATACTCAGATGGTATCCGACGACGAACATAATTAGATGGGCTATTGAAAGCATCAGGGAAGTAGAAAAGCCCAACTTCTCGTGGAGCTACATCACCTTGATGATAGCCCATAACAAAGCCATTGTTATCAATAGTAGCAAAGCTGTGCACCTCTGTGACACTAGGGATTAGACCAAGATCCGTCTTACGCCATGGAGACTTATGGAAAGAAGTACCCATGTGCCAATTCGTTCCAGCGTTATTCAAATCTGAAGTCTGCTGGTTGGGTGTAAGAACCGTGAAGTTGTCCTTATCTATTACGGTTGCAACAGTCATATCACCGGATACACCTGTTACCGCAGAATTAGAGAAGTTAACAAAATCACCCACGAATAGTCCGTGGTCTGGTACATGTATTGTTGCATATCGCTGATTTGCAGCTTTAGTGATACCGCCAGTAAGATGCAGGCTACGAGACATGGGGCGATCCCACAATGCACAATTGGTTAATGCGTTCTTGGCTAAAGTACGTGTTTCAATCATGGCAAACAGACGGTTGCGACATACACCCATACTCATACAATGATAGTTCACTGTAGGGTAATCTGGATGCAGATCAGTTAACCACTCTGGAGTAGACCATGTTTGACCATCATCACCAGACTTAACCCATGATACATGCAGACGACTAACACCATGACGATCGCTACCCATGTAAGGTGCATATATCACATTCTCATATACGAACGCTTTATCCTGAGGCCACGCATTATAATAAGGGGTGTCCGTTATTTTGAACAGCTCACCCTGAACAAATTCTTCAGAGGCATAATAAAGAGGTTGTCCGGGAATGCGCTCATAAACGAAACGAGTGTTGATGAAGCGGCTAATGTCAGGCAGGGATGTGACCTTATATGTCTTCCCATTGCCATTAATCTTTTGTCCAACCGGTGTGTCGTTTAATGCGCTCGTTAACGCTGCTGTATCATCAGTGACACCATCCCCTTTAGCACCCCAACCACGAACATCTTTTTCATCAAGCCAGCGTGCTCTATGTAATTCAGGGTAGAGTATTGCCCCTTCCGGGTTTGAAATCTGACTTCTTAAAGCCGCATCACCAACACTAACCCACGCACCTAATCCAATCCCACCGGAAGTTTCAGGAGTTGAACCAGCAGGAACGTTCTTTGGAAGCGTACCATCCCAGCGGTAATAATCACCATCCTCTTCCCATAGCAGGACCTCGCTCCATGTTGTAACGTTGTAGCCTTTCTCGAAGGAGCGACGGGTAATATAGCCAATTAGACCAGCTGCCCTGATACTCGCAGCGATTCGGCGTGCTTCGTCCTCGCTATCCTTAGCGTTGCCAGCAGAGCTACCAGCAGCATCGGCATATTCCTTCGCTAAGTCAACCGTTTGGTCTCGACCTTCTTCTGCAATATGGATAGCCTGAAGCTCTGAATTGGTCAGGTCACTAGCTGTCAACACTGAGCCATTCCTGAAGTCTACCACTAAGTCAGTTCCAGTCTGACGGTGAATACGAACGATGTCGAAACCTGATTGGTCAACCAACATCTCAATCATCGTTGGATTAAGGAATCGGTAATCTCGACCAACTTCCAGTACACGGTTCAGGGTAGGGTTAGAGCTATTCACCAGCGTAACAACAACAAACGTTCTGGCTAGGTAGTCGAACTCAATCCTGTACTGAGTGTTTCCTGAAGGGAATTGTGTAATCGTGGACATTATGCCTCCTTTGTTATTTAAACGGAGACCTATGGTAGCGCCTCCAGTTTCCTATAGTGATAGTTTAGTCCTTGATGTGGATACCTTGCTCCTCAAACATCCCAAGCAACAGCTTCTGGGTAATTGGGTCGTTCGGAACCAGTTCACGGAACGTATTATACATCCCGGTCATGTAGTCACGCTCGTTGACACGAGTATCAGCCTTGAGGTAGCCAGCCAAGTTGTAAGCCGAAGCGCCAACGTTAGCAGCATATCCGAAAGCTGGAACCTGCTCCAAGAAGTTACCAACAACATTCATCACAGGGTCACTTGTAGCTGCACCATACGCGATGGCACGTTCAGGCTTCTCTGTAGGCGAACGAGGTAGGATAGACGAACGGAGCATCTTAGTGTCCTCATACCCAGCGATGCCACCCAGAATGTTAGCTACCCCAAGTGGTCCACCAAGGTGTGAACTACGTGATAGAGCTGCATATCCAATCATCGTCGGGTCTAGAGCTTGCTTGAGGTAGTCACGGTCTCGACCATCCTGCATAGCGTAAGCCTTGACATGAGCCTGAGCCATGTAGTAGATACCAGCAAGACCCATAGAGATCACAGTGGACAGGGCAGCGTCCATCGCTCGGTTGTTCTTCGTGGCGTTAT